GGGCTTCTACTCCTCCAGGTCGGCAGGCAACGCACTGAAGCACTTCTGCCAAGACGACGAGGTGCATGGGGTTGTTCAGCTCCATGAACTCGACGTTCAACACCTGATCGGCACCTATGACCGCGCCGATGGGATTGAGTATGCAGGCCTTCGTTTCCCTGACTACAACAAACCGATCGTCACAAAGGATCACCCAACCAAATCGCATGCCGTGCTCGCGAGGGAGGGAAGCAAGGTCAAGCTGATTCGTTTCGGTCAGCAGGGGGTCAAAGGCAGCCCAAAGCGTAAGGGCGAGTCAGAAGCCAGCCGTAAGCGGCGGGAATCATTCAAGGCTCGCCACGCGAAGAACATTAAGAAAGGGAAGATGAGCGCGGCGTACTGGTCCTCACGCACGAAATGGTGATGAACAAGCACATGAAAAAGCTCGTCAAATATATGCAGCAGGCGGATGAATGCGTCACCCGCGATAAGGCCCAAAAGCTAATTAAGAAAGCTGAGAAGGCCCATAGGAAGATCCAGGAAAAGAATGGATGAACACAATATCAATGTCTCCATCAATTTGAATCTTCCTGCTGTCCGGCTGCTTTATCGAACGCTCTGTAGAGCCTACGACAACTGGCCGGGTGGCGACCCAGACGAACAGGTTGGCTTAGAAAGGATGAAAAAGGATATGTACCGAATCCTGTACGACACGCTCCTTAAAAACGACTTGGTATAGACGTGGAAGAACTGATCGAAGAGTACAACGAGCGACTGAGGGATTTAGAGACAGTGATGGCAGCGGGCATTGCCGCAGCACTGGATCGTTATTTCAGAACTCTTCAAGGTCGTATCCAGATTGAGTTACAAAGCGGTCAATCTCCTGCTGCAGCGACAGCAACTCAGGCTGTTGAGCTAGTGCCTCCCCTGCTTCCCGATGAATCTGATGAGCTACTTCAGATTTTTGAGGATCTCCTGCGGCAAGCGACAACAAGTGGTTTAGCTCTAGGAGCAGAGCTATCGAAACCCGTTGTGTCCTCACCAGTCGCTGCAACCATCCAAGTAGCAGAAGTTGTGTCACAAGCGCGAAGAGCGCGACGATACTTAGAAGAACATTCAAGAGCATTTTCTATTGCGGCGGCGGGAATTGTTGCTCAAGCAATCGCTGAGCAGCGAGCAACGGCAGAGGTTGTCAAAGACATTCGCCGTCGTTTAGATGTGCTTAAAAGCCGTGCAGAAGTGGTTGTGCGGACTGAGTCTATGACCGCAGCCAACTCTGCTACTGCAAGCTATTACGTCCAAAACAATATCAAACTTGTCGTATATTACGCTACTGCTGACGATAGAACTTGCCCATTCTGCATTGCGTTTGCAGGCAAAGTATTTAAGGTTGGTGCTGTCAAAGTACCTAGGCACCCTAATTGTCGTTGTTATCTAGCGCCTTACTCGAATGATCCATTCGGGAAAAACTCGGCATACGATAAGGAGCGCAGAAAACACCGAAGAGAAGTTCTTAGTTACGCTAAAGCTAAGGGCGTCGTCCCTGACGAAGGCCCTGCTTTCTTTGAGCTTGGGAGTCCACTACCCATAAGGACAGATGCACAAAGGTAAATGCGATAGCCCTAGTTATACGTTTAAGAGCAAGGCAGAAGCTGAAAAAGCAGGCGGCGCTCTCGGGCTCTCAGGAAGTCACACCCACACGAACGAAAAAGGAGAAACCCTTTACATGCCTGGCAAGAATCACGAAGAGTTTGAGAAGGCACAAAAGGACGGCAAGGGCATGAAGTCCAAGTTTCAGGCTGCCCGCGATGCCATGTATCAGAAGCGTCTGAAGGACATGGGTGTCGGTAAGAAAGGCAAGAAGGGCGACGGTTACAAGTACACCGACGGCCACAAGAAAAAGAAGAAGTCCCCCTATGCGGACGGTGTCGCCTCTGACGCAGGGAGCATCGGTCGGGAGTTCGACAAGTTCCTCTGATTAGGCCATGCCTGAGCTGCCGGACTTTCAGTTACCGGACATCAGGCTGCCTGACCGGCTCAAATTGCCTGAACCGGTCATAGCTGAACCCAAAATTGAATATCCCGTTGTTTTGATCCCTTCGCTTACCGGCCGAAGGGCAACTGTCCGCCCGCAGAAGGTAACTCCAAAGGCACCTCAGGGGGGTCCACCTCCAGGAGAGAATCATAATGAGGAAGCTCAGGAAGGTCCTCCAGATCCGGTAGAGGAGGTAGTAGATCAGATACTAGATTCTGTAGAACCAGTCCTGTCAGCACAGTCGGAGTCATTACGCCTATTAGAAGGCCGTATAGAAACACTAAGGGCCGACGTAAAACTAGAGATAGAAGAAATCGAGGAGACATTCGAGAATAAGGAGATAACAGAAATAACGTTGCCGCTTATGGGTTGGGTGATACCCATGCCTAAGGCGGAAATTCTTGTTGCTGCAGGTACTACAGCTGGTGTGAGTGTCGCGGCCACACTGACTGCGACTGCTGTATTCAAGAAAGTGGTATCAGCCTTTAAGCCTGTAATTACTCAGGTGGTGAAACGGGTTCGAGCGCGTCTTGGGAAGCCTGGCCCGACTTGGAGTAGGCAGCGATTGGCACAACGTCATCACAGATCTTCGCGTAAGGCGAACTAGGTCGGATCATGTATCCGGCGTCGTAAAGCTTGGTGCATTCACGCATTCGGGTCAGAAGAATATCAACCCTAGTTTTCTGAATTTTCTTCCTCGCCACCTCTTTACAGAGTTCAGTTATTGATCCGTCGAGAGGGACGCTAAAAGAAATCTGAGCACCAAAATTCTGGTTTCTGGTGTACTTTGTTGAATGAACATCAGCACCGAGATAAAACGGTGTAAAAACAATAGTGCCACTATTGCAGTAATGGCCACCACCGAATCCTTGGGTTGAATAAGATCCCTGATTGATTTGAACTGCACTGTTAGTCACCGAACCTGAGCTAGAGGCCTGTGGACTTGCGACGACAGTAGTCCCGTCAGATTCAGCTCTGACAGGACCACATAGCATCGCTAGAGCCAGAAGTATTTTTACTGGCTGAATACGGAAAGGCTGGTGATGGTGCTGGTGGTTTCGATGGTCCTTTCGATGTCTTGCGTTTCGATAATCCCAGCAGCCCGAGTAGTGATCTCCAGTTGCCAGTTTTCTGCTCCGCTGTTCATCGAATAGGTTGTGCCAGTTGCTCCAATAGCCCCACTGGGAGTCACGTTGTGACCCGAGTAGGTGTTTACTGCAGCGCCGTACTTCTCGATCGCGATAGTTTCTGTAATAGTTTGCTCCGTCTCGGTCGTCGAGTTCATCGAGCCTTGACTGAAGCCCATATTTGATTGAGCTGCTGCACTCATTGGAGTGAGCAACATAATAAGTGTCAGCCAACGTAGTGATTTCACTTGGCTTTTGGTGTAGGGGTGGGCTCTTCAATTTTAGATTTTTTCTGTCCACTTTTTTCTGCAGCGCGACTGATTCCGTAGCCAGCGAGCGATCCAGAAAACACGCTGGCAATAAATGTGGGATCCATCTTTTGAAAGAATCCCATATATGAGAGTGTCAACAATGCAGCTGACCAGCTCAGTACAGAGACTTTGACTAATTCAGACAGCCACTCATACGATCGCTCATTCTTTTCTGTGTTGTCATCCATTAGAAAATATCAGCCTTCCTTAGATTAAAATATGATTGACTTTGGCTAATCGATATGAGCAAGTTCCGTGACAAAGCGCTCCATGCTCGCGCAGTCGCGGCAGCTAAGCGTAAGTTCAAAGTCTGGCCTAGTGCGTATGCCTCAGGGTTTGTCGTTCAGCAGTACAAACGCCTTTACAAGAAGAAGCACGGTTCTTTGTCAGGTGCTTTTAGAGGTGACGATCTAGGCAAGTGGTTCGGAGAGAAGTGGGTGCGCATCACTTCCTCCGGCGGCATTGCAGGTCCATGCGGCGGGCGTAGCAGCAAAGAGGGCAAGCCGAAGTGTTTGCCCCGCGCCAAAGCCCAGTCGCTGTCTACCGCCGAACGTAAAAGGCTGGTAGCCAGAAAGCGAGCCAAGGACCCAAACCCCAACCGGCGCGGAAAGGCGATCATGACAAGCAGTAAGCCCGATAGTGATGCGATCAAGCTCGCAAAGATGGCCAAGCAATCAAGAACCAAGGATCCAAAGGTTCGCGAACGCCTGGCTAAACTTATGGACGCCTATCGTAAGAAAAACAGCTACTAGGTTTCTGCGATAGACAGGAGTAATTGAGTTTTTGGGTTGCCTGCGGTCAGCTCCCCATTTACTGGTGCTTTAGGAGAAACTGCTTTTCAGCAGCACTTTCTCGCTGAGGGTCGTTTTATGGCGGCCCCGATATTTGACCTATGGAAGACCGACTTCGTGATGGAGTGGGAAGGTCGGTTAATTAAGGTCAACGTGAAGACGATGAGCAAGGCCCCGAACGCCTATCACGTCACGCTGCAGACCGGTGGTGCAACCAAGCGTCGTTTGTACCGCGAGGGCGAGATCGATTACTTCGGGATCGTCAACCTTGACTACGACCATATATGGATGGTGCCGTTAGAAGCTGTAGCCCACAGAACGTTGGTTTCGTGGATACCAGACTCAAAACGGAAAAATAGAATATCTCGACGCGCTTTTAAGTGGGATCAATACCTCATTAAGTAGGTCCAGGCGTAAACAAGGAGTATTAACACATTAAGTTCGTTAGTATCAAAGTATGGGACAAGTTTCTCGGTACGATTACGGACAAGTCACCAAGTCAGAAGTAACTGATGAGGGGTACTTGAAAGTTTGGTGTAAAGCGGCCCGCGTAGGGACTCAGCTTTATACCAGGGGCGATGGCACGCAAGTGCGTGAATATCGTCCTGAAGATGAGGTGTCTAATCCAGACTCCCTCGCTTCATTTGGAATGAAGGCAGTCACCCTCAATCATCCGAAGGTGTTGTTGGATTCCAAGACCACGAAACTACATCAGGTTGGGCATGCGGGTTCGCATGTTCGTTTCTCCGATGGGTTCGTCGAAGTGGCCTTGGTTATTACTGACCAAGACGCAATCGATGCAGTCCAGCGTGGAGATGCGCAGGAAGTTAGCGCGGGTTACCGCGTGGACTACGACCCCACTCCTGGTGTCACTCCTGATGGCGAGTCTTACGACGGCATTCAACGGAATATCAAGGTGAATCACATCGCTTTGGTAGCCCGTGCCCGCGCCGGACGTGAAGCCCGCTTACTTCTCGATTCCTGTGACCGCAATGACGCGGTGGCAGACATCGAGCCCCCGTCGAATTCGCCCGTAATTTCAATGGCACGAATCACCCTCGACGGACTGGATATTGAACTTCCCGCAGACGCTGCTGGTGCGGTCCAATCCTTCGTGAAGGAGACCGGGCGTGCTCAGGCGGAACTCCAGCAGAAGCTGGATGCGCAGGAAGAGAAAATTCAGGCCGTAGTTACCGAAAAAACCGAAGCTCAAGATCGCATTGATGCGAGCCAAGAGCGAATTGCAGAGCTTGAGAAGCAACTGGCCGAGGCTGTTGCTGCATCTGAGCAACGCGACGATGCTGCAGAGATCAACGATGCAGTGAACAAGCGCCTCGAAGCTCTCAATAAGTTCGCCCCGATCATGCCGGAGGACTACAAGTTCGACGGTGAAGACGAGGCCCAGATCATGGCTATCGCATATCAGAACGTCTTTGAAAAGGAAGCTCGTTCCGACGCAAGCGCTGACTATCTCCTGGGTGTCCTGGACGGTGTTCTCGCTGCCATGGAGGACATTGAAGAGGATCAAGAGGAAGTAAAAGCTGATTCCGAATTCGTTCCCGAAGAGGACGGCTCGAATGTTGCCGAAGTCCGTGCCGCTATTGCACAGGTCCAGGCATCTGAGAAGTTCGACGCCAAAGACTCCTACCGCGAGCGTCTTGTGAACGGTTGGAAGTCTGACCTCTCTGCCAACGCTTGATAGGAGATCTATCTAATGACTGTTTCTTACTCTGAAACCCTGGTTTCGAGCCCTATTGGGGCACAGGGTGCTTACCCCCAAACTCTCACGAAGGGTCATGAGGGTCTGATCGGCGATCTGCAGGCCTACGTCTCTCGTTCTTACACCAACGAGACCAGCGCTGCTATCCCTTTCGGTCACGCTCTGATCCGTGACGGCGCTGCATCCGGCGACGGTGCAAAGCTGCCCGCTGGTGCTTCCGCTACCGACATTCTCGGTATCGCCGTTGATTCCAACACCTTTGAGATCAACGCCGACGCCAAAACCGCCGATGGTCGCGTTGGCTATCCCGACAAGGAGATGGTGAACGTTCTGAGCAAAGGCGTTGTGTACGTCTACTCCAAGGACGCCATCGCTCTGGGTGACGCCGTCCGCCTGTATCACACCGACGGTGCCTCTGCTGCATCTGACGGTTCCTACAAGGGTCGCTTCGGCAAGACCGCCGCTGCTGGCAAAACCTTCGCTGTGACTGCTGGTGCTCGCTGGCTGAGCGCTTGTGCCGCTGGTGGTATCGCTCTCCTGGAGATCGATATTCCTGGTCTGGCTGTTACTGCCGACACTTGATAAGGAGGATTAACTAATGTCTGACATCCGTAACGACGAGGTCGGCCTGTTTCTAGCCCGCGAACTTGAGACGATTCTGTCTCGTTCGTTTGAGGTTGAGTACGCCGACATCAAATACTCTCAGGTGCTGCCTATCAGCACCGAAGTCGCCTCTGGAAGCGACTCCTATACCTACCGCATCTTTGATGCTCAGGGCCAAATGAAGATGATTGCCGACAAAGGCAGTGATCTTCCTCGCGCTGACGTCCTGCGGAAGGAAGTTACCCTTCCTGTCCGTAGCCTTGGGGCGAGTTTTGCATATACAATCCAAGAGACGAGGGCTGCTGCTCAGGTTCCTGGTTTGCAACTGGAACAGCGGAGAGCGAATGCAGTTAGACGAGCCTACGAGGAGAAAGTGCAGGACGTTGCCTTCTTCGGCGATGCTCCCTCCGGCATGAAGGGCCTGGTCAACTCTGACCAAGTAGACAAGATCGTCCCGAACAAGTGGTTCGACGGCGCATCGACTACTACCGACGAGATGCTGGAGATCCTCAACGAGGCTCCGACCCGCATTGTGAACGGCTCCAACCAGAAGGAGACCCCCAACACGATGCTGGTGCCTTACGACGTGTATCGCATCATCAGCACCACCGCACGTTCCACCACCAGTGACACCACTGTGATGGAATTTTTCCTGCGTACCAACCCCTTCATCCGCTCCATCGAGCCGATCAACGAGTTGGCCGCTAGCAAGTCTGTGCTGGCCA